TACATGCCTGTCACGCATGGGGTCACGGGTTCGAGTCCCGTACGCACCGCAATAAACATTGAAAATCAATAGTTTACAAAAATAACACCCAATTTTACACCCGTTAATGTAAAATTGGGTGTTTTTGTATTGTTTAGCATTTACACGTCTTAACTCCAATTTTAGTTGTTCAAATATTTGTTATTACTTACTTTAATAACTACACGTAGGGTAAAAATGCGGGACAAGAAAACATCCTCGTCCCGCTACTATAAAACGTATGTTTAATACTAAAAATCCTCACTATGTTCACATAAAGAGAACTGTAGTTTATATCCGACAAAAGTTCCATAAAAGTCAATAAAACAGTTAGCTTCCTTGCTATTAGAAATCCACTGTACTCCTATTCTATTATATTGGGAATTGTTTTCAGTTAGCTTATATTGGGGGTCACCATATAATCTGGTCAGACCTGCTTGAATAACATCCAGTTCACTTGCGTCAAATACTGTAGCATGTTCATTCGTAGCTTTAACCATTTTTATCACTTCTATAGCATGTACCTTTCCATTCAAACCGATAACTCTTACATAATTCATAGTTACATTAAAAATGCTATAATAATAAGCATCTGTCACTTTGTAAATAGAGTAACCATTTGAACTTTTCTCAAAACTCAATTTATTAGATATTTCAGATATTGGCATTCCGATAGTTATCCCTTTAAAGGAAGGTTTAGCTTCCAATTGTTGAATATTTTGAGAGTGCATAGTAAATATGCTCATTAAAAACGAAAGAAGTAAAAGTATATTTTTCATAACATTCTATTTATTTGGAGATAAACTCCCACCGTCTATATAACTCATTCCATTTATAGTAACCTACCATATTCCCATAAGTATCGTAAATCTCATATCGTTGGTATAAGTCATTCCACTTTTTCTTATATTTTACATTGCCATATGAGTCATATTCTTCATTTTGGTTATAAAGATTGTTTCTTTTCTCATAACCCTGCTGGTTTCCGTATTGATCTTTGATATCTTTTCTATTATATAAGCTATTATATTGTTCTGTTTTTAACAAATCTCCGTTTGCATTGTAATACTCTAAGCGGTCATATAATGAGTTATATTTGGCATATCCAATGAGATTGCCATAGGAATTGTAAAACTCTGTTCTATCATATAGCTCATTGTATTTTTGCGTATAATTCTGTCCCCATAATAGGGTAGAAATGCATAAAAGAACGATTGTAAATAATGTTTTCATAATTGTAATTTTTAATATATAAACCATGAATAAGATAATATCTCCTTTTTCTTTATCGCGAACAATGCACGATTTGCTTCAAGAAAGCCTTTTTTTAAAGCCTTTTTTAGAAATTTCTTTCCTTTTCTTTTTTGTCCAGACAAGTAGTATGATATTCCCAAATTGTAGTATAACTGGCTATTGTAATAGCCAGTACTTAAAGCAGCATTGGCATAACTCGTAAAATATCCAATTTGTTTCTTTTGTAGGTATTCATAAGCAGTCCGTGAATACTTGTCAAAATCTTCTCGAGCTCGCTTCTCTCTATACACTTCTGCCGCCGCTCTTAACATCATTTCTTCATGTGTCATCGGAACATAAGTGTTAGTAAATGTTGCGTTAGCGGGAGTGTCATAACGGTTTTGTGCATTAGCAAATATTGAAACCGTAAGAAATACAAAACATAGTAACTTTTTAGTCATGTACTACAATATTTTTATTCTTCCCAGCTCCATGAAGAAGTTTATAAAAACACGAAGCGTGGAACTGCAATGCCACGTCTTAGATGAAGGTCGTAGGAAAAATACCTTGAGTACAGATATGGATATAGCAGCCCACGCTATAGCGTGAGAACCACTATGCTATCCCTTGTACTCTTTGAAAATTTCCTACGTTTTCATCTACAAGATAAGCATAACGCTTCTTTCTTTACTAATATGTCTGGAGAGAGTGTGTGCTCAATCCGGTGCAAAAGTATGAAAAATAATCAAATAAACTCTGTAAAAGCCATTCTTATTTTCTCATTTCTTGTGTTTTATAACCTTAATCCCCTCTTCGGTCTGTTTTCTTCTTTTTGGGTGTGGCTTACACCCAGCTTTTCTTTGAGCTCTTTGAATTTCATCCTGAACCATTCAAGTATCGGCATACCGTCAATACACAGCTGGAATTTACCTTTCTCTTGTGGGTTTCTCTCTACGGTAGCCGTTGAGTGCTCCGTCCTGAACTTCTCCTTGTGTTCTTTCGAATAGAGCCTGCCTTTGAACCCTACGGGCTGCAGGCTGACGATTCGCCTTGTCAGTTCCTCGGTAAACCCCACTTCCCGGCATTGTTCGGCTATGGGCAGCAGTTCCGTTACGATAGGGAAATAGGTGTCTATCTGTTTCAGCCTATTGTCGTACCCTGCAATTTTCTGTTGGTAATTCCGGTCTATCCTGACTATCTCGCTGTTGTGGCGGTTTTCCATGTTCTTCTGTTCCCTCTGTTCGGCTTGTACCTGCTTTTGCAGCTTCACAATGCCCTGCCTCAAACTTTCATTCTCCGTTTCCAGCCTCCTGACCTTGCTGCCTCCCAAAAGAGAACTCACCCCGTCCGCTATGGCTGTGGTGGCGTTTACCGCCGCATTCTTCATCTTCTGCGTGTTGATTTCTCCCTTGACCTTTTTCAGTTTCTTCTGCGCTTCCTCTTCCAGTCCCAGCAGGGTTTCTATGTTCTCCTGCAGACTGTCTTGTTGCTCTACCAGCTCCTTGTAGTATTGCATGGTGGAGATGTGTTTTGCCAGCGAACCGTCTATTCCTCTTTGCAAGCCATATTTGCCCATGGCTTGTGCGTAGGTGTCCTGATAGTGTTTCAGCTTGTGCCTTGCCATGACATCATCTGCACACAGCCGCACGTCCTGCGTGCTCTTCTTGCGGTATTTCTTTTTCCCGTTCTGTTCTTCTTTTTTGGCTTTCCTGCGCTCTCCGGTCACTATCGGTACGATAGTGGCGTGTATGTGCGGTGTCTTTTCGTCCATGTGCAGAACTGCCGACACGAGGTTCCGCTCCCCGTATGTTTCCCGGAGCCATTGCAGGCTGTCGTTGCACCATCCGTCAAGCTGTCCGTCCACTTCCATTTGCTTCATGTCCTTGTTGCTTCCGGTGAGCAGTACCCGGATTGCCTTCACCTGGTTGGTACCCACCTTGCGCCTGATACCTGCTGTCTCTATCCGGTGCGCTATTGCCTGTGTGCGGTTCCTCACTCCTTCGGGGAATTGCACCAATTCCCGATTCAGGTGCGTGCGCGTTCTGTCCGCGTTCTTGGGGTGGACGGTGCGCTCTATGTGTGCGGACATCCTGCTGTCCGTACCCTTTGCTTTTTCCAAATGCAAAACTGCATATCCCATAACTGTAATATATTTTTCGGTTAATACTTCCCCTGCCTTGTTCCCATGCCGCATGGCTCCGGGGTTTCAAAAGGGGCGGCGTCCCTTTTGCTCATTGGGGCTTTTTTAGCAATGCGTGCATTGCGTGAAGAAAAAGCCCTAATGAGCTATGGCTTTTTTTAAAGCCATCTGCCGGCTGTGCGGTTACATCCTGAAACCTCTGCCTTTCCTCTCCGGCTGCCTTGCCTGCCGTTGTTCTTTCTCCGGTTCCGGTTTCTCCTGCCGCCGTTCCGCTTGTCCTGACCGTTTACCACAAAGGAAGTCGTTCAGGTCGTTGTATTCTCCGTATATGTGTGATGCGTCCCGGACACGCATTCCGTATTTCTCCCGCAGTTCCTGAACGGCTTCCATTCCCGCCTTGTCGTTGTCAAGAAAGCAATGGATGCGTCCGTAACCGCCCAAAGGTCGGATTGCTTTGGATAGGTTGGAAGTCGAGTTCAGCACGATGTAGTCCTGCCCGTCAAGGTCGGGACGGTCGGGACACCTTTCCAGCCGCAGGGTAAGGAAGGAGAGGTAGTCCATGAAGCCCTCGAAGAGGCAGCAGGTCTCCCTCGTCTGTTCCTGCCGTATGTGGGTGATGTCCTTCGGTGCGATGCACCCTTTGAAAAACTTGTTGCGTATCTCGTAGCCTCCCGAACGGTTGGGGAAGCCGACGGCAAAGTATGGTTTGCCGTCGGTCAGATAGCGCACTTCCCTGCATTCTCTTTTCGCCAGCTCCGTATTTATCCCCCTCTGCCGCAGATAGGAATACAAGGCGGGGGAAGAGAGCGGCACCACCTCCAACTGTTGGAAGCTCGGTTTTGAGAGTGCCTGCTTGCCAAAAGAAAAGGAGACCGGATGCACGCCGGGCGCCTGCTCCGCTATCCGTTCCAAAAGGTAGGGCAGGCTGTCGGATGCGTAGAGTTCCTGCGCCAGTGCGATGATGTTCCCGCCCCTGCCTGCGCTAAAATCGTACCATAGATTGCGTTCCGTGTTGACCTTGAAGGACGGTTCCCGTTCATTCCTGAATGGTGACTTGTACCATAGGCTGTCGCCCTGTTTCCTTACCGGGTCGTAGCCGAGACTGTGCAGATATTCCTCTATGCGTATCTGTTTCGCTTCATTCGTATTCATGTAGGTTTCTGTTTAAGTGGATATTGTTTTTTTCTTTTCGCCCGTACCTTTTATGGGGCACAGAACGAAACGTATATTGAGGATTGAGCGGAAAGAATATCAAACCTATTGATATACAAAATGTTATGCAAAATATGAGTGGATGGCTCTGCAAAACGAAACGTTTACGTGGGTTTAATTTGCAGCTACATTTATGTGCTTTTTAGGCATACAGATTTGCAGATAGGTTTAATTGGGTTTACATAAGGCTTACATGGTTGATTCTGGTGGGGGAGTGAGTGGCAGCTGCGGCTGCTTTTTTTGTGCCTGATTATTTGATATAATGCTGCTTAAATTATTCCATATAATAGTTATTTGGTATATTTGCGACAAAATATTATTAGTTATGGCAAAGGTAATACATATACATTTGACACACGGAATAGAAGGAACAAAGCGGAAAGACTGGTATTTTAGTAGTATAACGGCCATTTATACTGTTTTGACGGCAGAACAGGTGGGCGCAACGAAGAATTATCTGCTTCATGCAGGATTATCTGGTAACGGGACTGTATGCACCAAAAAGGCTATAATAAAGCAATCTACGCTCATTTCTTGCGGGCGTAGTGGAAATGTATCAGACGAATAATAAGCGGCTAAAAAGGCAATAAAAACGGCTTTAGAATGATCCGGTGTGGGGAGGTGGTTATACCTCCCCTTTTTTGTGCTTGAAATCGGTCTTTTTTGACGCTGGATATTCAGGTGGATATTCAAAGTGGATATTCACTTTTATAGAACTGGATATTCAAAATAGGGTTTTGGCGGTGTGCGATACAGACATGCTAAAATACCACAATTTTAAAAATACCCCTTGTTTTTTATTTGATAGCCCCCCCCTAAAAACCTATCATTTTTCACGTTTTACTTTTTAAATTCCCCAATATCAGTGCCTTTATGCCCTTATATAATGGTAGGGGAGGGGGATTGCTTGGGAGGGGGACATCATGGGGGATGATAGGGGGTACGCTTCGTTTTCCATCACCGGTGTATGGTAATAGTAAATCCGCCTACCCGACATTTGCAGTACCGGAAATGGGCGCATCCGATACATGTTTTTCCTTTTCGATTGTCATTTGCCGGATTCGTTCCTCTAAGCGTCCGATTTCTCTATCTTGTTCCCTGATGATTTCTTCTTTTTCTCTAATTAAGGCAAGGAGAGAGGATAGTTCGGTTGTTTGTGTTGTTGTAGATGATGTATTATAGTAAATATCACCTTTCCCAGTAAGTAACCAGGTAGGGTTTATATCATTATGTATTTCGATAATTTTCGACACCCATAAACTTGATATATCTGTTCCTTTGCTAATGCATCTTGAAATTACTCCATTCGAGCACCCAATAGCTTGTTCAAGTGCCCTTGTACTGATACCTTTTTCTTTAATTAGGATTGCAATCCTGTCGGAAATATTCGTCATAAGTCGTAAATTATCTACATAAAACTTTTTAGTGTCGAAAATATTCTATATATTTGCAGCGTGTTCAAAAAGGAACACCGCGCCAAATATACGAAAAAGGCATGTGATTAGCGAATTTTAAGGATTAAAGAAAATGAACGAAGAAATAAAAGAATGGCAGACACAGAGCGTGAAGCACAAGGTGGCTTACGTGTTGATGATGGACGGTATCAGCTTCAGATATACCGAAGAGACCGGGATTGTGTTTTCCGCACCTGATTTTTATGTGAAGAACCTTATCCGCCGCCTGATGAGTTGTTACGGCGTGAGTTTGAAACCGATTATAAACGAATTTAAATAAGTGAGATTATGGAAAACAAGAAAATGAGTTGCTGGGATTTTGTATTCAGTTCTGTAAAGACCCATATAGATGATTTGGTAAGACAGGCTGACAAGTACACCAAAGACATGAATGAGGATTTTGAACATTTCTTCTGCTGGTATGCCGAGGATATGTACAAGACGCAACGTGAACTTTCCTGTTACCGTGCCTTGAAGGTGGTTTTATCTGCCGGTAGCCATGATGATGTAAAGTTATACATGGAAAGCAAGATAAACAGTCTGACTGATAGTCTTCTTACCGGAAGCATCCGCAAGAACAGCACCAGTGCGGCTTCAAATTTGGCGCATACGTTGGAACTGGAAGTGAACCAGAAGATACGTGAGAAATTCACTATACTTCTTGGGATTATTGAAAAAGGTGAAAAGGTTGAGGGACAACAGTAAACCCAGCGTGACAACCCGGAAGGCGTTAAGAGACGGGTGACGGTGTGGAAAGACACACGGGAGTGCATGGTTCTTGTGCCGGGGTTCGATTCCCCGGACTCCCCCCAATATTAATCATTAAAACAAGTGAGATATGAACAAGAGGTACATTCACATTACGAAAGCCGACCGCGACTTTATCGCAAAGGCACTCAACGTGACAGAGAAGACTGTTTATAACGCTATCCGGTTTGATGACCGTCGTGGCAACTCCGAACTTTCTGCAAAGATCCGTAAGTTGGCCATGGATCGTGGCGGTATTGTGATGGTTGTTATTCCGGAAATAGAAACTTTCCATGATTATGACAATGTGATGCGTCAGTACTGTCCGAACGGTGCCTTGATAGAGCTTGACCGTAATGATGGTAGCGGTCAGGTAATATTCAAGGGAGAAACGGTGAAGACTTACGAGCATGTGATGGTTGCCGATATTAACCAAATCCAAGCGTTTGCATCGGCATTGAGATAGGAGGCGGCTATGTTGGTGTATTACGGTAACATACAGTGTATTTCTGCACGTGAGCTCATAGATGGCGGCTATATCACCGAATCCTGCTACAGGAACTGGGTGAACCGTGGCCGTATCAAGGTGGTGCGTCGTGGTGGAGGTGCTGCTGGAAATTGCGCGTTGGTCGCCCTCAATAGCCTGCCTACCGAGTGTCTGGAACGGGTGAAGGAAGACAACCCCGGTGGAACAGAGCAGGCACTTCGCCACTGGATACTCTCAAACTATGTGCTGGATCAGGCTGCAGTAGCCTATTTTTTGGATTGGGCTTCTCATTCTTCCAGCAACAGAGCAACAGACGAACTTGCCCGGAAATATGCGGTGAATGCTTCCGTGTTGAATACTTGTATCAAGCTTTATAACAGAAGCAATGATTACCGAAAACTGATGGGTGAAAAATATAACTGGGACATGATGGCCACCACCATCGAGACCCTACGCGAAGACTTTGGTCATGATCTTCCTGCCAGTACCCTTCGTTTCCGCAAGAAAGTGAACGAATATAAGCAATACGGTTATGAATGTTTGATAACCGGAAAATTCGGCAACCAGAACAAACGGAAGGTAACTCACATGGACGAACGCCTGGTGATGAGTTTGAAAGTACTTCCCAACCAACCATACGGCAGTGATGTGCATGAAATGTATCTGTCGTTTGTATGCGGTGAACTGGAAGTATGGGATCTGGAAACAGGAGAGATATTCAATCCGGAAAACTTTACGGATAAGAACGGGGAACCGAAAGAACTGAGCGAAAGCACTATCCGGAACATACTGAACAACCCGGCAAGCCAGCTGCTGATAGAAAAAGCCTTGCGTGGACGTATGGAATTCTATCATGAGCAAATGCCGCACATGCACCGCCATGGTGGTAAGTTCTCCCTGTCACAAATAACGATGGATGACGTGGATTTGCCGCGTCGGATGAAAGGCGGCGAGTATGTGCATGCCTATTATGCTTATGATGTGGTGAGCCAGTGCCGTATCGGGCTGGCCTACGGGCGGGATAAGGATGATGCCTTGGTAGTGGACTGTTTTCGTGATATGTTCCGGCTCATCGAACGCAACGGATGGGGTATTCCAGCCGGTATTGAGGTGGAGCAGCACTTGATGAGCAAGTATAAAGAAGGATTCCTGAAGGCAGGTGAGGTATTTAAGTTTGTGCATTTCTGTGCCCCACAGAACTCACAGGAGAAATATGCTGAAGCTCTGAACGGTGCGTTCAAGACAACCATAGCACATAAGAACCATGAAGCCATTGGTCGCTGGCATAACAAAGGTGCACGGCGGGTGGACCAGAAGAAAGTGAGTGACAGCAGCAACCACACCTGGGAAGACAGAAAGTATTATACGTTTGAAGAGCTTGTGGCGGACGACCGGCGCGATTGTGAAGAATGGAACAATACGCTTCACCCCAATCAAAAGAAATATCCCGGAATGACCCGTTGGGATGTGCTCGTAGCCAAAATCAATCCGACCCTTCGACCGCTTGATAAACTGACCTTGAGCAGATATATCGGAGAAAAGGTAGATACCAGTATTCGTAGAAATTCCACAGTACGTGTGGCAAATGCGGACTGGTGGCTGAGCGGTCCGGAAGTGCTGGAGCAGCTGGAACCAAACAACCGCAAGGTGACGGCTTACTATCTGCCGGATGAAGAGGGCAAGCCTACGGATGTCTTCCTGTACCAGAACGACCGCTACCTTGACAAGGTTCGTCCGGTAGTGACTTACAACCGGGTGATGGCAGAACAGACCGAAGAAGACCGGGTAGCCTATACAGAGCAAAACAAAGTTCTGAGTCATTTCAGCAAATACCTCAATGACCACGCCATCGGAAAGGTGGGAACCGGTACACCGGATCAGCCAACGGATGACCCGGAAGAGGAACTGGAACTTCCCCCGGTGGAACTATCCGATGATTTGCCAGCCGAATTGTCGGCAGATCCGGAATCAGATTATGAATGGCACTCCGGAATAAGCGAGGCAATGAGGGCCATCAGTGACATGTAAGAATAGAATTAGAACAACATTAAAACAGCGTTAGAATTATGATTACAGAAGCGCAAAAACAGAAGATTTTAGCAGCGATAGCCGCCAACCGTGCGAACTATCCCAGTGATGCCAAGCATGCTGCCTCTTTAGCCATCAGTACATCTGTGTACAGTGCAATCAAGAACGGACAGACAGACAAAGCCCTGAGCGATGCCAACTGGATAAGCATTGCCCGCAAATTAGGGGTGAACCTCCGTGGTGAAATGGAATGGAAAGCAGCCAAGACCCCGACCTTTGAATATATAACTGCCCAGCTGGAGTTCTCACAGCAGTCCAGTCTGTCGGGCATCTTGTGCGACATGCCCAATATCGGCAAGACTTTCACGGCACGTTATTATGTGCAAAGCCACAAGAATGCCGTTTATATCGACTGCTCGCAGGTAAAGACAAAATTGAAGTTGGTACGCAAGATTGCTGCAGAGTTTGGTGTGGACAGCAAGGGGAAGTATTCTGATGTGTATGAAGACCTGGTATATTACCTCCGTTCGATGGAAACCCCGCTTATCATCCTCGATGAAGCAGGCGACCTGCAGTATGAAGCTTTCCTGGAACTGAAGGCCTTATGGAATGCCACTGAGCGCTGCTGCGCCTGGTATATGATGGGGGCAGACGGATTGAAAGAGAAAATCAACCGGTCCATAGAATGTAAGAAGGTGGGCTATACCGAAATGTTGAGCCGTTATGGTGACCGGTACAGCAAGGTGACTCCGGATGATGGAAAGGAGCGCGAACAGTTCTTGAACAACCAGGCACGTATTGTAGCCAAGGTAAATGCTCCTGCGGGGGCTGATATAGCCCAGATTGTACGGAAGACATGCGGTGGTTTGAGAAGAGTCTATACCGAGATTGAGAAACTTAAAATGACAGCGGAATAATGAAGCGTGCGTACAGTCCGAAGGAAATAGCCGCCAAGAAATGGGTTACTCTGCCGTGGGATGAGAAATGGAGCAAACCTTTCGGGTTCCCGGCAGAGAACGCTTCGTGGTTCATCAGCGGTGCCAGTGCCAGTGGGAAAAGCAGCTTTGTGATGCAACTTGGAAAGGAACTGTGCAACTATGGGACGGTGCTGTACATGAGTTACGAAGAGAAAATCAACCAAAGCTTCCAACGGCGTATGGGTTATCTGAAGATGAATGAGGTGCAGGGTAAATTTCGTGTGGTGACAGAAGGCAGTCTGGAGGAAGTGATTGCCAGACTGAAAAAACCGAAAAGCCCGAAGTTTATCATCATCGATTCCTTTCAGGTGGCCGGATGGGATTATCCGCAGGCTGTGGAACTGATGGAAACCTTTCCGAAGAAATGTTTCATCTGGATCAGCCAGGAAAAGAAAAGCCAGCCGATGGGTGGCGGTGCAGTAAGATTGAAATATATCTGTGATATGAAGATTCGGGTGGTCGGTTATAAAGCTTATTGTCAAGGACGCGCCATTGGAGACCCGGGAAGCTATTATGTGGTATGGGAAGACGGAATCATTCAAACAAGTAATAATTTACCAAAATGATTATGGATAATAACGAGAAGGCTTTTGAAAGCTACACCGGAACTGAAGTGTTCCAGATACTGCTGGACGGAAATTCCAGCCGGTCCGTATTGGATGACTGGCTGGAGCGAAACATCCAAAGCGACTTAAAAGTGAGAAGAGCGAAAATGCCCGGTCATGTCGTAATAGAAACGGGTGATGTCTTGTTTGCACGTAATGTGCTGATATGGAATCCAAGTTGTAAAGTAAACATTAAAAAGATTTGAAGTGATGGAAAAGAAAGAAGAAAAGAAAGTGTGCTGCATCTGCGGCAAAGAGTATGAGGGCTACGGATAC